AGGTTGACTTCTGGAATGGCACGGAGTTTGCTTTACCACAAGGTATAGTGGTGTCCTCAAAAGTGGACACTATTAGTAGTGGTCTATCCCTGTGGTATAGTTCTTGCAGCTCTATCCCTGTCCGGGCCGTTTGGCCTGTCACCGAAAGTGGACAATAATATTACTAGCCTGAGACTGGAGCCGACACAATGAATCTGACCCCGAACGTAACCCGTAAGACTGGAGATTGTGATGGTTGTGAACGCAAGGACACAATCGTCAGACTATTTCACGGTAAGAATCAATGGTATTGTGATTCTTGCGCTGAGATAGAAATTCAACGTCAGGTTGATTCCGTTAGGGCACGCCAGATGGAATTGAACCCCGTTGAATCTGTTGTGAGAGAAGCCGCTAAGATTGACTCAACAGTCCAAGTTAGGACTGACCTTTTCAATGCCGCTACAGTTGCTATCAATGAGTTGAAGGCGGCTATTGACGCTGACGAATCCATTACCAATAAGCCATACGCATTGGCTGAACAGTTAAAGGCTCGATTCCTACATTTCCGTGATGTAGTTTTCGAGATGAATCAGAAAATTGTGGAGGCTGGTAATCAGCAGAAAGCTATCCAAATCTACTTGAATCAGCTCGCCAATACCTTGCGTGAGGAAGAACGTAGCAAGCTCAAGCTCACCGATATTAGCTATAAGCCCTCCACTCCCAAGGCTGTGACTGTAAAGCCTGTCAAAACAGCCAAGCCCAAACTTGATAAAGCGGAACTTCGCAAGTTCGCGGGTGAGCTTGGAGTATCAGAATTTACCCTCCAGATGATAGTTGTCCAAAAGGGTATCACTGTTGAGGCTGCCGCTATCATGTTGCGTCAGTCCATTAATGCCGCCAAGAATCAGTAATAGGAGTCAACTGTTATGTGTAATAACCGTGCAGAAATAAGGGTCCACACTATCTACGGCCCGTTGTCAGTGTGCCGTCAGTGTGTAGACTCCCATCCTATTCCCTACGATATGAAGAAGGGAATCCCTGACATTCTCATTCCGTGGAGCACCAGACAGTGTGAGTGCGAGAATATTATTCACTTTCCTGAGCAAGACGAAGAATAAGAGAGGATAACTAATAATGGACCGAAACGCAGCGTCCAAACTATGCAGGGCTGAGTTGGACAAGTATGGCCTGTCTGATTGGCATATTCGTCTGACTACTGACCCCAATTCCCCATTCTTGGGACTGTGTGTATACAAGGATAAGTCAATCATCCTCAATGCACACCACATTGATATTCACCCTTACGCCGAAGTGGTGAATACAATTAAGCATGAAGTGGCGCACGCTATTGTCGGCCCCGGACATGGACATAATGAGACATGGGCTGATAAGGCTAGGGAGATTGGTTGTGATAACACTCTCCCCTGCTCCCATCTTAACATTCCTGAGCATATTCTCGATGCTATCCGCTCAGGCGCTACAGTTGAGATGACTGTAGAGGAAAAGGTTATCACTAACGTCATTAGGACTCCCAAGTTCAACGTGACACGCCTTCAAGAGAAGTGCCCTGATTGTGGAAAGGTTGCCATTGAGAAGTTCTCGATTGAGAGTGTAGACAAGGACGGAAACAAGATTAAGCTCATTACGCTTGATTGTTTCCATATCATCAAGAAGGTGATTCCCCGCGCTACACCCTATGAGCTGATGGTATCTAATGACTGGAAGCCTGAGATTAAGGCTTGTCAGCATGATTGGCCCACGAAAGAAGTGGCGCGTGAGAAGCATATTCCTCCCAATCGTTGCCTCAAGTGTGGGGAATATAAACTGTTTAACTATCAGGTGACAGGAGCTACCGCACTTGAGAATGGTCTAGCATTACAGAAGGGGTTTGGCCTATTCGACGATATGGGATTGGGCAAGACTGTTGAAGCATTGGCTTTGCTCAGATTCCACGCGAAACACTATACTCCCTTCATGGTAGTCACCAAGTCTGCTATCAAGTTCCAGTGGTTTAAGCAGATTATCCGTTGGCTTGGTCCTGACTTCTTGGCCCAGATTATCACAACCTCGAAGGATTTTGTGATGCCGGGCCTCAAGTGCTATATCATTCCCTACGACTTACTTCGTAGGTTCCCGCGTGAGAAACTTGACAAACTCGGAATCAAACTGGTGATTCTCGATGAATGTCAGCAGATTAAGAATGTTGACTCGGCACGGACTCAGGAAGTTCGTAAACTGGTCAACAACAATGGTTGTAAGGTGGTTCCACTATCGGGGACACCGTGGAAAAACAGAGGGAGTGAATTCTTCCCCGCGTTGAATCTGATGGACCCTATCAAGTTCTACTCTAACCAGCACTTCCTCGATACGTGGGTAGAGTATTACTGGGACGGGCCAAAGCGTAAGATGGGTGGTATCAGGAATCCCAAGAAGTTCCGTGAATATACAGCCGCACTTCTTATCCGTCGTGAGTATGAAGAAGTGATGGATGAATTCCCGGACATTAATAGGACAAAGATTCCTGTTCAGTTGGATGACCTCGACCAGACTACATACGACGAATCAGTTTCAGAGTTCGTCGCATGGTATAATGAATACGTCATCAATGGGGAGGAAGATAAAGTCAGTGGTATTGAAGTGATTGCCAAGATGTCAAGGATGAGACACCTTGTCGGTATTGGCAAGATTCCTGCTACACTTGGATATGTGGAAGAATTCGTTGATGACACTGAGAAGAAACTTGTCATCTTCGTTCACCACAAGGATGTAGGGGAATTGATGATTCGGGCACTCACTAACACTGACAAGAAAACCAATCCTGACTGGTGGCAGTTGGCGCAGACTCTACAGGATGAGAAGATTCCTGTATATCAGTATACCTCAGCCCACACTGGTCGGCCTGAAGGTTATATGATTCAGGAGAACTTCAACAAGTCCTCGCGGTGTATCATGGTAGCGTCTACACTGGCTTGTGGTGAAGGTATTGACCTTCAGACTTGTTCAGATTGTATTCTCCATGAGAGACAGTGGAATCCTCAGAATGAGGACCAAGCCGCGCCGGGCCGGTTCCGTCGTATCGGTCAGGAGTCAAACGTCATTAATATTATAGTTCCTGAAGGTGAAGGAACTGTTGACGAGCATCTTGATGGAACTGTCGAAACCAAGCGTAGACAGTTTCATTCAGTTATGAACAAGGGACAGGTTCCCACTTGGAATGAAGGAGATATCGCAAAGGAAGTTGCTCGTAAGATTGTGCAGAAGTTCAATGAGAAGAAGGCTCGTGAAGCCAAGAAGAAGGTAGGCTAATAATGACTAGTCATGAACTGGCAAAGATTCTACTCGCTGGCCCCGACCTAATGGTAACGGTTAGGGGTTATGAGGGTGGAGTCGATGAGATTAACACCGTGCATGAGCCTGAGATTCTCAAGCTCAATGTTAATCATGAGGGCTGGATGGGGGACCATGAATATGAAAGGTTCCCCGAAGAAATCAAGCTGGATAACTCCATGCGTATGGCTATCCACCTTTCACGGTAACTAATCATGGAACTATGGCAAATCCGTGAGAAGCACTACCTAGACACTGACACGCTATGTATCAGGTTCAAGTTCTACGATACAATGCGTCGTTGGATGAAGTTTGACGGAAAACTGTTCTGGCCTGCGTTCAACGAGATGGGCCACACTTCTATCGAACTAGAGCGTTGCAAATGCTTCGAAAACTGGAGGGATGGAAAATGCTAGTAACTCTGACGTTCAAGAAGTTCAGGTCACATCCTCAGGTTGTCACTATTGAAGTGCCTGAGACACTGAGCATCGCAGACCTCAAGAAGTTGTGGGAGTTTGAATACTTCATCAATGGTCTGCCCGTCAATGTCAGACTTCATGTGGGAGTCGAATAATGGAAAAACTAGTTGTAAATCGTGTGAACAATATTGGCTTGAAGTTCAAGCTCACTGAGGAGAGCCACAAGGAAACATTAGTTACGCTTGGCAACAAGGCGTATCTAATGAAGATTCCTATGCCAGTGTTCCTCGCAGCCTGGTATAACTGGCAAATGAAGGGAATGTTCATTCAGGATGCTTTTCATATGCTGAATGACGATGAACGAGAGTTCCTGATGACAGGAATTACTAGTGAACAGTGGAATGAAATCTTCAGCGAGAAGGAGGAGTAATGGCTGACCCTACTATTGTCCAGCGTGGTGTGCCTGTTGAGTTCACACACAATGGAAAAGTTGGATTCGGTATCTGCGCCAAGACTGGCAAACTTGGTGAGGAAATCGAAATCGAAACTACACACGGTATCGTTAAGACTTGGCATATCCTCGCATATGCTTGGGCTGGATGGATGCCGGAAGAAATCATCAAGATTTGGGAGAAGCACAATCCCACATCTGTTGATGACATGGCAGAATACGAATAATGGACCTATTGCTCATCGCTATACTCGTTTCTCTATTAGTATTCCTAATGGAGATAACTAAAGGAGAGAAGAAATGACTAAGGAAGAACTGTTCCAAGGTGCAAGGGCTTACTATCTGGATATCCAGCGTGACATTCGTATGCTGGAGAAGATGTATCCCCAACTCAAGAAGAATCAGTTTAAGATGAGTGCTAAGGGTCGTAGGAATATCTCGAAGGGAATCAGAGCCTACTGGAAGAACCGCAAGGCTCAGGAGAAGGCTAATGGCAAAAAGTCGTAATCGTAGCCGTGATGCTAAGAAGCGCGCTGCTAAGAAGCGCAAGAATCGTGAGTATCAGGAGCGTAAGCGTGAGGAACTTGTAACTGTAGAGTGTCCTAAATGCCACGCACCTGCGCCCAAACTTTCTATTGAAAATAATGGGCAATGTTTGAACTGCTTTTTGGATAAGGGGAGATAAGGTGGAACAAGATAATCGGACTATCGGGGAGACAGATATCCACGAGATTGTGGATGTTCCCATGAGCGGTAAGAAGAATGTCATTATGGACAGTCAGATTCTTACTGCCGTGATGAGCTGTCCCTGTCTCACCAACTTTCGGTTCAACCATAACTTTATCTCACTGTCAGGGAAGTCTAACTCCCTGGAATGTGGGTCCATAGTCCATAAGTTTATGGAGACTTACTATGGTTCCATGATTAATGGAATGAGTAGAGATAAAGCCTTTGGATTCGGCATTACTTCTGCCGAACTATACATCCAGTCCTGTAAGGATTGCACAGGGTTTGTTCCTACCCCTGAGCTTCGCAAACCTGTATGTGGACACAGACCTGACGAGTATCCCGGTGTTCAGAATACTCCGAAGGATTCTGTGGAATACAAGACGGGCTGGCAGTTTGTTCTGGATACTTGTGATGAGTATCACAGATTCTATGCCAATGACCATTGGGTTCCACTTGAAGTAGAGACTGTGAAGGGTGAAGTTCTCTACGAAGATGATGAAGTTCGCATCTTGTGGAAAGCCAAACTGGACCTCACTTGTGATACTAATCAGGGTATCTACCCTGTAGACCACAAGACAATGAAGCAGCGTAGGGATACAATCTCCCTGAACAATCAGTTCATGGGACAGTGTATTCTTATGCGAACACGTAACGTGTTCATCAACAAAGTCGGCTTTCAGAAATCATTGAAAGCGGCAGAAAAGTTTGTGCGTGCGCCCATCTCGTATAGTGCCGCGCGCCTTCTTGAGTGGCAATCTGAGACTTTGCCATTCTACGCTAAGATGCTTCTCATGTATGCTGAGTCTGGTCAGTGGCCGCAGAACTTCAATCATTGCGAAGGAAAGTATGGTAACTGTAACTTCGTTGGAGTCTGTGAATCTGACCCCGGTATGCGTGAAGAAGAACTGAAACTTCACTTTATTGTCGGGCCTCAGTGGAATCCGACTAATGAGGATGACTGATGCAAGTCAAACTAGTTCGTCATACTATGCCCGGTAGACCGGATTGGGTTATCCTGAACGAGACTGTTCCACTTGGAACGATATATGAAGTAGTGGGATATGACCGGGATACTGTGCTAGTCAATGAGGAACTAAAAGAAGCCGTCCCTATGGATGCTTACCTCGTGATAGGTAACAACGATATGGGATGGCTTCCTACAGTCTGCTTTGAGACTGTGAAAGAGGAATCATGAGTGGCAAGAAGGTCGCCAATCACTTGCACCGATATAGGAAAATTAACTTGGGTGCTAATGGTAAACAGTTCTATGTATACCGTTGCACCAAGCCTGCCTGCTCACACTACGTTAGAATTGAGCTTGCTGAGGGTAAACTCTGTGAGTGTAACAAGTGTGGCGAGCCAATGATTATCACCAAGACTATACTCACTCATTCGAGTGGGAAACCTATGGCCCTACCTCATTGTCTGGGGTGTATCAAAAGAAAGAAGGCTGACGATGTGGACAGGATTAAGGAATATCTGGACGGAATTAAGACTCCGACTTAGTTCCATGAAGAAACCTTGGTTCTATGATAGGGTCAAGATGGAAAACATCAAGACGAACTATCTGATTAGAGAGGACACTAATGCCTAATCTCGGTGAGGTCAAAATGGACGCCTTGTTTACCATGCTCAAAGGTGAGCCGGGAACAAGGAAGTCTACTGCTGCGTTGTCATATCCGACACCGCAATATTGGTTCTCAATGGACCAAAAGATGGAAGCCTTAACTCTACCTGCAAAGCGTTGGGGAGTTAAGATGAATGAAGTTGACTTCGATGACTATGTAGATTGGGACAAGCCACGCGCTAAAATGGAACAACTACAGGTCAACTGTAAATACAAGACTATCATCGTGGATAGCGTCACTTCAAGTGGTGACGGTATGACACGACAAGTTAGGAAGGCAAAGCAGCAGGATAACTCAGGTAAGAAGATAGGTAATATTCCTGTCTCGGGCTTTGAGGAATTCAACGCTGAAGCCTCAGCCTTCCAAGAGATGATAGCTCTCCTCAAGGACATTCATAAGTTCCACAATGTCCATATTATTCTTATCGCGCATATCCTCGGTGCGCGTAAGGATAATGATGCTAACAAACTCACTCACCACTCGCGCATCATTGTCACTGGTGCGGAGAAAATCTCTGCGAAGATTGCAGCTTACATGACAGAAGTATATCACTTCAATGTCAAGCCTGCTTTTGAAGCAGACAAGGAGGGTCAATATGCGCTAATGACAGTCCATACAGGCAACGATTATGCCCGAACTTCGTTGCCACTACAACAGGAAATCGTGTTCAATAATGAGCCGTTGTATGACCGTTTCATACTTCCGGCAATCAACAAACTGAAGGCTGAGAAGCCAATAGAGAGGATTGTTACACAACCACAAACAACACCTCCAACACCGTTCACACCACAAACAATCAACAAGTAGGAGTGCAGACCAATGCCAGTTATCAGCTTTAGCGAACGTGACCTGATGCGTGGGAAGATTGTCACCCCGGCGTGGTATAGGGTGAGAATCGAAGGTGTGGGTGAAGCTCCGGCTAAACAGTCGGAGAAGGGGCCATCCACAAACTATCCCGTTGAAGCTACCATTCAGTTCAACGGTGACACTGGGGACACTGAGTTCAAGGGTGTTCCGCTGGATTGGAATTTCAATAGCAAGGCCATTGGTTTTGCTGTTGGATTCCTTCAGTCCTTCGGTGTGGACGTTAAGTCGGGGACGCGCTTCGACTTGAAGTCTGCTGAAGGTAGGGAAGTCGATGTGTTTGTGGAGAACGATACGTATCAGGGTCGCCTTGTCAACAGGGTGAACCACAAGTATCGCACTCCTCGCGCCGAAGTTACGGCTGTCAGCTAACTATTAACTATTGTGCCTCCCATTCTAGGCGACAGGGTGGGAGGCACACTTTCCAAAGTAAGGAGCAATATAATGGAACCGAAAGAAGAAACTGCTGAGAACATGGATGACCTCGTGAAAGACGAGGAAGCCAAAGACCTCGAAGATTCAGACGTTGACGAGGTAGAGGATGAGGATGAAGATGATGACCTCGTTGATGATACTGGTGACGAGGACGATGAAGATTGAGACCCATTAGTATAGCCAGAATAAGTATCTGTGCTAGTGGGGAGTAATATCTACTGGGACCACTGG